ACCTGGCAATTATTTCAGAGTTAATGTTTAACAATAACAGACTAGCTAAATTTAAATCTTGGTCAGCCTCGCCCAGCGCTATTGCAGCCGCTAATGACGCATCAGATTTAGTTAACTATACCATATTCAAAAAGAACAATGGTTGGGAGTTAATGAACACTTGGGTTAAGTCTGCCCTGCTCTGGAAAAACTCAATAATACGTTGGGACTTTGTGGAAGACAAATCAACTAGCTTTGAAGAGTATGAGTCCCTTACCGAAGAGGCTTTAGATCTTAAATTGTCAGACAAAGACATAGAAGTAGTGGGTGAATTAAATTTTAATACATCAACTAATTCTTATGAGGATATTAGGTTAAAAAGAACTTATGACATGTCTAGAGTTAAAATTGAAAATGTTCCACCTGAAAACTTTCTTATATCAAGAGATGCTAGCTCTATAGAAGATGCTAACTTTATAGGTGTCCAGGTAGAAATGTCTAGATCAGATATACGTAAAATGTATCCTGATATAGCAGAAGGAGTATCTGACTGGTCTGAACTACCTAGCTCTGATGAAGATCACAGCTCCTACTCAGAAGATGTTGCAGTACGTAAAAAGGTTACTGGACAAACATATTGGTCAGGAGCATCATACGATGACGCCTCAATGTTAGAGGCTAATAGAAATGTAGCAGTTACAGAATGTTGGATGAAGATAGATCGTGATGGCGATGGTATTGCAGAACTTAAACACTTTATAGTTGCAGGAAGTATTATACTACATGAAGAAGACTGTAAGTATGTGCCTATGGCTTCTTTAAGTCCCTTTGAAATTCCATATGAATTCTATGGTTTATCTATAGCAGATATGACTCGTTCTACTACGCTTACATCTACCGCTATTCTACGTGGATTTGTGGAAAATACTTATTTAAGTAACTACTCACCTAAGTTAGCAGATCCCAATGTTGTAGACTTCTCTGCCTTACAAAACATGCGACCTAAACAGATTATACCTACTAATGGTAATCCTCAAGGTGCAGTTGCAGATCTACCTCCAAGCACTATAAGTGCAGGTACAGTTCCTTTGTTACAACACTTACAAGTACACAAGGAACAGGCAACAGGTATGTCTAAAGCGGCACAAGGTCTTAATGACGAGTTGTATGTTTCAGGTAATAGTGAAATGAAGCTAAGTCAGGTAATGAATGCTAGTCAAAAACGTATCCAACATATTGCACGTAAGTTTGCAGAAGGTGGATTCAAAAGATTATGTGAAGGAGTATTTAAGACTATCCGTGAAAATATGGATGAGGTCACTATACTATCTGATCGTAGAGGAGAAATTCTTGACTTAGATTTAAAAAACCTACCAGAATGTATTGAGCTAGAAGTTGACGTGAATCTGGGTGAAAACTCTAATGCTAACAAAAGAGATAAACTTATGTTGTTGGCATCTCAACTAATACCTATGCTTAAAGAATCCGGACAAGGCATGATGATTAAGCCAGATGCAGTAGCTAATATTGCTTTTGACCTAGTTAATAGTCTTGATCTTAAACCAGAACAGTACCTTGAAGACCATACTACTAAAGAATTCTTAGAAAAAGCTAAGAAAGCTATGGAGTCGGCCGAAGAGGATAAAAACAAACTTAAGGAGATTGCTTCCCGTGTTGAAGAATCTAAAGCTAAACAAGCTGAAGCTAATTCAGTTTACACAAAAGTTCAAGCAGATAATTCGTTACAAGATAACATTAGGCAAACGGCTATTGCACTTGATCGTCATAGCCAAGAATGGGCTCGTCTTAAGACTGAAGCTATTAAAGCGGAAGTTACGCCAGAAAATCTCCCAACTCCGGGAAACATGGACGAAATAATGATGAAGGCTATAGAGATAGTTAAATCTATTGAAGCAGCTCCATCAGGAAAAGAAGGTGAATCACTGGACGATATGGTGAAACAAATGGGTATGGACCCGGCACAAGCGGTGCAATTATTAAAACAAGCAATGGGAGGAGGTGAGCAATAGCTCCCTCTTCTGCACACCTCTACCCTACGGGATGATGTGTTATTAAGGTAAATTATGGAAAAATATAGAGAAGCAGGTGACAAGAGGATGACCAAGAAGGTGCATCCTGACCGATTATCACAAATAGCATTACAAGACGCCGCATTTGCATCAGCAGCGCGGGACAGTTTTTTTGACTCAGCATACGGAGATATCTTAGTAGATTTCTTTGTAGAGTGGTTGAGAACAGAACCTCACGAGACCAAAACTAGAGAGCATTTATATGCTTGTTCTATGGCGCTAGGTAGCGTTAAAGAAAAGTTAATTAGTATAGAAACTAAGGGTCGTAACATTCCTATCATAGAGAAGTTAGGTGAGGAGGACAGCAATGATTAATAGTAAAAAAGAAACAATAGATATAGTAGTAAAGAATATTGAAAACTCAATTGACTACTATCTTAACCAACACATAGCAGATATAAACGGAGCTAGTCGTATTAGAAACGATGCTCTCGTAGTAAAAGGTTTGTTCGACTACAGAACATCTTTACTGGATTTGCTTAAAGAAGATACTTCTGTGAGGAAACGAGGAAACCCTAACTTTGGGAAAAACAATCCTTACAACACTAAGCAGGAGGTAAGTAATGATGGCTGATAATAATAATTCTACCCAAACGGATGATAACATTGTTGACAGCGGTTCTGAAGATCAGATGCTCGCAGACATTCTTAACCGATCAGAAATACTCCAGGAAGCTGGCGTAGTTCCGAGACAGGAAGAATCTCAACCCGAACCTGAACTCCAGGACTCAGAAGACACAGGAAAAGAAGAAGACCTTGAAGATCCTGTAGAATCTGCCGAATATGAAGATGATGTTGAACCAGATGATGAGGAAAAAGAAGAGAGTAGTGAGGAAGACGGAGATGCTGAGGCTACCGAAGTTGACACTTATTTACTTGACGACTTAGAAAACATTATGGTAACCCACAAGATTGATGGTGAAGAGGTAACTCTACCGCTATCAGAGTGGATTGCTGGTTCTGCTACCAAACAACATCTCAGCAAACAGGGTCGTGAGATTGGGGAAGCTCGTAAATCGTTAGAGGAAGAGCGTACCCAAAAACTAGGTGAAATAGAAACATTAGCAAGTGTTATTGCGAATGAAGTTTACACTGAAGAAACATCACACCAGAAAGAGTATCACGATATCTCTCAGAAGCTTTTACAAGCTCAAAAAGAGGGGGATACTTATGAAATTGGTGAGTTGAGTCAGAAGCAAACTAAATCACAATCTGCGTATTGGGAAGCCAGAAACAAGAGAGAAACAATCTCAGTTAAGGTGGAACAACAAAAGAAACAAATACAGCAGCAACAGTTTGAAGAGTCTATAAAATATTTTAACGACACTATAACAAATGTAATCCCTGACTGGGATTCCACTATTCAAAAGTCTATACGAGAATTTGCATTGGAAGAAGGTTTACCTGAAGCCTTGCTTGATGTCGTATCAGACCCTAGTGTTGTTAAGTTTGTAGATGAATTCAGACGACTTAAACAGGGAATTAAAAGTGGCGCTAAAAAGCGTGCTAAGATCCCTGCTAAGAAAATGCCTACTAAGAAAGCTAAGACACCGACTAAACAAAAACAAGATCAGGCGGCAATGACCAAAGCAAGAGCATTTAAAAGTGACGCTTCGAAAGAAGATCATGTAGCTTTTTTGAAAAGGTTTGCGCCAACACGATAGGCCAATATTCGGCTAACAACATATAGGTAAAAATAAAATGGCAACAGGACGTTATGGCACCTCAGGTGCATCAACACAATCGGCTTCCGCAGTAGGAAACCGTTTCCCTTCAGGAGCATCAAGTGCTTCTGTATCCGAAAAAGAGGATCTAGCGAACTTCATCTCAATGATTACACGAGATGAAACACCGTTCATGACTTCAATCGGAAAAACAAAAGCGACTGGTATATATCACGAGTGGCAGACAGACGAGTTAACAGCACCAGGTAATTCCCGTGTTGCACAAGGTTCAGACTTTGATGCAGTTACTCCAGATGGTCGTGCGACTACTGGTGGTGACCACGGTTCAGGTGGTGGTGTAGCACTTACAGCAGCACAGCGTAATCGTTCTCGTCTAGGTAACTACACACAAATCAACGCAAAAACAGTTGCAGTATCAGGCACAAAGCGTGCTGTAGATCAAACTGGTGTTGCTGATGAGTATGCTTACCAGCTTAAAAAGCGTGGAACAGAAATGCGTCGTGATGTCGAAGCTGATTTGATTCACTCACTAAACGTATCAACTCCAGGTTCTGCATCAGCTGCAGGTATTATGTCTGGTGTCTTTTCATGGGCAGTTAACGTTGTAAACGTAGCATCAACAGACTCTGGTAACACAGCTGCTCGTATCTCAAATGCAGGCGTTACAGCTGCAGAATCAGGTATCGGTGCTAACAACTTCTCAACAGAATCTACAAGTGATGGCGTAGGTGAACTTGAGTTATCACATATCGATAGCATCATGCAGACCATTTATGAGCAGGGTGGTAAAGCCACTAAAGTTATGTTATCTCCAAAGAACCGTCGTACATTCTCATCCAAAGCAAACGCTTCTGGTTCCAATGTTCGACGTAACATCGATGAGTCAGGCAAACTACGTCAGGCAGTAGACATTTATATGTCAGACTTCGGTGATCTTATGGTTGAGCCTAACTACATCATGGGCCTAGCAGCAACAGCTACAGGTACAGGTGGTACTGCTACTGATGCAGTATCTATCCAAGATGCTTTTGCATTGGTTTACGATCCAATGTGGTTCAAGATGGCTTGTCTTCGTCCTATGCAGGAAGTTGACGTAGGTCAAAATGGTGACTCCACAGTAGGTATGTTCATTGAAGAGACAACTCTTGAGTGTTCTAACCCTAATGCTTGGGGCGTAATCGCTAACATCGGCGCATAAATTTAGGAAAGGGGGCACCTTAGGGTGTCCTCTTTTACTAATAGGAGTAATAAATGTTAATTAAAATTACGGCGAACAGCAATGCATTAGTGGTTGGTAGTGAAACCATGATTGGGGCAAACCAGGAAGCTATTCTGGGTTTAAGTGGCCAAAATCAAATAGAAGTTAATTCTAGTACAGGTAAAGTTATTAAAGTTACTATGCCTAGACCAGGGGCCGCACACGTTGTGGTAACGATAGGTACCACTGCAACTACTGTATATAGAATACAAGTGGGTAATCTAACAAATGATGGCAAGTTCCATACAGTGTTAGATTCATTATAAAAATAAAAGGGACACAGCATGGCTAAATTTAAACACGCTTCATCAGTAGGAGATCTCACAGGAGAACTAGTAACTGACGGAGTTTCAGGAAGTCGATGGAGAGTTGAAGGAGACATCAGCGATACTATTGCATCCGTAAAAAGAGAGAGAGAAGCAGGGCGTAATAAAAAGTCACATTACCAAAAAATGTGTTCTATTCCAAACATAATAGTATTGGAGTTAAACACCAAGCATAATCTAGATATACTAGATCCAGAATTTATGCGTGACTCTGCTATGAAAAAGAAACTGGTATATCTGTTAAGAACAGAATACCCAGATTTATTAGTTATGACATAGAGGATTATTATGGCAACATACGTAGAATTTATAGGTTCAGGTAATTATACTGGAGCTAACGCAGGAATAATTAGAGACTGGGCTAACCGAGATGTATCAGTACTTTCTAATTCAGTAGTATCTCGGTGCCTTGATTATGCAGCCGATGGGGCTTTTAAAACTTTACGTGTGCCACCATTAGAATTTACAAGAACATATGTGGTAAACGGTACTCAAGAAGAAATATCTGCAGCAGGATCTTCGGATCTAGTAGACTTAGGTCCCAGTGCATTTCAGGGAGGAGGTAGTGTTTTAAGCATTGCTGCCCCCACAGATATGATAGAAGTTATTTACATAAGAAACGCAGATACTGCAACTAAGAATGTAGGAATAGTATACAATGAGAAGGTAGATAATCGTACATTTAACGATGGCTTTACTCAGACTAAAGACTATCATTTTTATACCAGGATCGGAAATGATTTTAAACTACATGGTAACTTTAGACGAGGTGATGAATTAGATATTCATTACTATAGACGACTACCTGGTCTTAACGCTACTTTTTCAGCTACTTATAGTAACTGGGTATCAGGAGTAGGTACATTAAACATAGGTGGGACAGCGACAACTTATGCTAATGCTTCTTCATCTAATAATACAGAAAGCTTTTTTAATACAAGAATAGCAAACAGTGCTAGTCATTGGGTAGGCAACTTAGCTCCTAACTGGTTAAGAGATGAGAATGAGAGAATACTCTTATTTGGTGCGCTTAAAGAGATATTCATTTATCTTAATGATAACCCAGAAATAGAAAAATATCAGGCACTATTTAGTGGTCAAATTGAAGCGATGAACAGAGAAGAGACTGCCCGTAAATCACGAGGTGGTAATATAGCCATTTCCTTCGCAGGAACAAATTTACTTTAGGAGGATAATATGGGCTTTAAGGTTTTAACAAATGAAGTTAATTACATTGACGATGGTGGTAGCTTTGACGATCAACCAGTATCAAACATTCTGGCTAACAATACTTTATTGGCTTATGCTACTGCAGCAGCCTTAAATGCTACAGCCGCCAAAGCATCTGATGATGCTGCATTAGTAGCAAAAAATGCCGCTGTGACAGCCGAGAATAACGCTGAGACAGCTGAAACTAACGCGGAGACAGCCGAGACTAATTCAGCTGCAAGTGCGAGTACGGCATCAACACAAGCTACTAACGCTTCTAACTCTGCCAGTGCCGCTTTAACAAGTAAAAACAATGCTGCTACAAGTGCTACTGCTTCAGCTAATAGTGCTACAGCTTCTGCATCAAGTGCGTCTAGTGCT